TTGACGAAGAACGGGATGGACAAATTAGAAGCAGAGATAACGATAATGGCTTTATGCAACGTTATGGATGGATTTACCAGGCTACCATCATTGCCGAACACGAAAGAATAAATTTAGCAGATGCTTTTGAATTGCCAACGATTCAAGCATTAAATGATTTAAGTTATATTAAGGCTAAGAATAGCTTTGATGCAGAGCAAATGAAAAAGATATATGGCAAGCATTGAGCAAGCACAAAAAGCATTAGGGGAAAATTTTGATGTAGGTGGAATAGAAAGGCAAGGTGCATTTAAATTAAATGCAGTTGAAAAGGTCATGAAAGATGCTGCTGAAAAATTTATTGGATTAGCCAAACAAAGAATTAATCAAAAGAAAAAAATTGATAAAGGAAACTTAAATGATATTGACTTTTCATTTACTGAGAAATCGGGAAATAAATATTCGTTAACGATTGGATATGATAAAACAAATCCAGCATCTGAGTATTATGATTTCCAAAACAAAGGAGTAAAGGGAATAAAAAGCGGTCAACCAAATTCGCTTTATAAATTTAGAACGTTAAGCGTTTCTAAAAATATGGTGGAAGCAATTCTTCAATGGTATTTAAGGCATAAGAATTATATTAGAACAGAAGACCAACGAAAGGGATTAAGTCCGTTGCAAATAAAAAGAAAAACGATTGATAATGTTGCTGACCCTAAAATTAAATTAAGACAATTAGCAACCAATACTGCAAAGAATATTAAGAAAAAAGGCATAGGAAGAGTAGGTTTTTTTGAAGACAATTTGGATAAAGCATTTGGACAAGAATTTCAAGCAAAATTAGCGCAAGCATTAGGACAAGATATAGCATTAACAATAACACAAACATTTAAGAAATAATGGCAAACCTTATATATGTACCAGATTCATATACATCGGCTCACGATGCTTTATGGTTTAGAGCAAATTTTGATAACAAATCGCAAGCAAGTTATAAATATGTATTTGATGTACAAATTGGTGGCACAACCGTTGCCACACTTAGAAATTATCCCGACTCAGGAGGGTATGGTATACTTGATGTCGCTCCCATTGTCAGAAATTATCTTGGAAGCGGTTTTAACCCATCAGGAAGTTCACTCTTACACTTCGCTGGTTCATTCTTATTCGTTGACTACACGGTTAAATTTGGAGAAGAATGGTTAGGTCAAGAACCAATATTAAATATTGCAACAAGTAATGAAAAAGGTTGGAACTATTCTTTAAATCCGTTTAGAGTTTCAATAAGTACTTATGCTAATAAGTTTTTAACGACAAGAGATAGGACTGCTGGCGAAGTAATAAGTGGGGAGAAGTTTTATATTACTTATTTCAACGCTAACTTATCAGCAGTAACGGCAACGATTCAAAAGATAAATGAGGATGGTAGCAATAGCGGAAGTTCATCAACGGGAGGAACGTTATCAAGTCTTTCTTCTTTGCTTTTAGATTTAAGTCCTACGGCAATAAATACTTATTTAGGTAGTTCATTTATTACCGATGCAACGTATGGTTATAAGGTAACGATTGGCTCAGATACGATGACTATTAAACAAGTATGCGCTCCAAGATTTACTCCCATTAATTTAGTATTTCAAAATCAATTCGGAGGATATGACACTTTTGGTTTTAGGTTACTTAATCGCCAACAAAAGAATTTTAAAAGAACGACTTATCAAACTGCTGAATATCAAAGAAGTGGAACTTCAATGGCTTTTAAAAATAGTTCGGGAGTTCATTACGGAGGGGTGCAAGCATTAGCCACTCAAATCGATTGGAGTTACCTTGTAACCAGTGATTATGTATCGGCGGTAGATTATGCACTTGGCGCTGAATTGCTTGCTTCTAACGAGGTTTATTTGCATTTGATTAATGGAGGTACAAGCGACTATTATCCGATTGTAATGAAGGACACAAATTGGCAAGAGAAGGTTAGCACTTCGGATAAAATATTTAACTATCAATTGCAATTTGATTTAGGGCAAAAACAATTTAGCCAATTTAGATAATGATAACCGAAATAATAATTGAACAACAAAGACTTGATTTATTCGAGGATATAGGAGCAGAACTAAACTACGCAATAGATGACATTAAAGACTTTTCAGCGAGGAATACAAACTATTCTAAAACAATTAACGTACCTGGTAACGCAAACAATAATAAAGTGTTTGGTCATATCTATAATTTTACCAGTGGTAACATTAAACTTGTTGATGAAAACGGTCAAGATAATTTACCAAATGTGGGTTATAATTTTGACCCGACCAAGCAAGCAAATTGTCAGATATTTGTCAATAAGATTCAAGTATTTAAGGGAGTTCTTCGCCTTTTGGAGATAACGATTCAGAACGGAGTAATTGAATATCAGTGCGCAGTATTTGGGGAGTTGGGTGGTTTTGCCTCCGCAATCGGAAATGAATTGATTGAGGATATGGACAACTTTAATGTCTATAATCAGCAATGGAATAAAAATAATGTTGTTAACTCTTGGGATGCTTCAGGTGTGGCAAGTGGTTTAGGAATTGTTTATCCTTTAATTGATTACGGTAATTGTAAGCACGGCACAAAAGATTGGCATTTAGATTCCTTTAGACCTGCATTTTTTGTCCATCAAATAATGGATAGTATTATTACTAATTCAAATTATACTTATACTTCTGCTTTTTTTGATACTCCTTATTTTAGAAGTTTAATCATTCCAAATAATAAAGCAAATCTTGAGCAATTGACACAAGATTTATTAAGAGTTGCAAGCAATACGGCTTTAGATAGTGGTTCAAGTTATGGTACTGCTGGAGATTTGGTATTTAATGTAATAACAAATTTAGTTTTATTTTCAAATACGGCTAATTCATCGTTTACATTTATAGCACCAGGCACTAATAATACATTAGGTAAAATTAGATTATCAGGTAGCGTATCATTGTCAAGACCAGGCACGATGACAATTAAATTGTATCAATCTGCGTCAATAGTTTATGAAGAAACTTACACTACTTATGTCGATTATCAGCAAATACCTATCGATTGGCTTGTAACTACTTCATTAGATTTAGGAGATGTATTAAGTGTAAATGCTACTTTTTTAGCATCTGAAACTTATGTGACTTTAGATCCTGATTTAGTTTTAGAATTTGTTTCAGATTATGCTCAAAGTGCTAATGCTACTGAAGGAATAACATTAAACATGAAGCATTTATTGCCAAAAGGAATACAACAAAAAGATTTCTTTGCTTCAATTTGTAGGATGTTTAATTTATACGTTTATGAAGACCCACAAAAAACAACTCATCTTTTAATTGAGCCTTATATTGAATTTTATAGAAGAGGTGCTGGCTTCTTAAAAGTAAACGATGTAGGGGAATTATTATTGCATGGAGAGCCTGGCGATTCTACGGGTTTACTTTTGCTTTCTGACCCCATAGCCGATTCTATTGATTGGTCTAATAAGGTCGATTATTCAAAAGAGATTTCTATTAAACCAATGTCGGAATTAAATGCGAGGTATTACGATTTTCTTTATACCGAAGACGATGACTATTACAATGAGGCATACAACAAAAAATACAATGAAACCTATGCAGATAGAAAGGAAGATACAAGATTTCAATTTGCTGAGGATAGGTCGGAAACTAAAATCATTTTTAGTCCAAGTATTTTAACTGCTTCAAGTGCAGATACTAAATTAAGAGCAAATTTATTTAAAGCAACGAATGATGTTGAAGAACGCAAAGACAATAATATCCGTATTATGTTTTTTAAAAAATCAACAAGTGATAGTAGTTACCATATAAAACAAGTCTACCCAGCTAATGGTAATTTAACAAGTCCAGCAATAAGTATTTATGGGTATGCTGGTCATTTAGATGACCCAATAGAGCCGACATTAGATTTAAATTTTGGAGCGCCAAATGAGTTTTATTTCAAGTTAACAAATCCTTATCCATCGGCTAATTTATACAATGCATGGTGGGATGAATATTTAGCCGAAATAATAAACAAAGATAGTAAGCTATTAAGTTGCTATTTATATTTGACCGTTCAGGATATTCATTCACTTGACTTTGCTCAACTGATTTATATTGATGGCGCATTATGGAGGTTAAATAAAGTAGTTGATTTTAATCCAAGCATTCCCCAAACAACCAAATGCGAATTGCTTAGAGTTATAGAATTATTTTATCCAAGTTAAGAAATGGCTGAAAATGCAAAAGTAGGTATTGATTTAGTTGCAGACACACGAAGTTTAAGGTCGCAATTAAGGGAATCGGTACAAGAATTAGCAAGGTTACAAAATACTGCTGGCGCATCTGCTAAGGAAATAGCAAACGCAGCCAAAAGAGCGGCTGAGTTAAAAGACCGTATTGGCGATGCCAAAGCGACCATTGATGCGTTTAATCCTGATGCTAAATTTAAAGCATTTGGACAATCAATTCAGGGAGTTGCTGGAGCATTTGCTGGAGCGCAAGGAGCATTGGCTTTATTCGGAGTAGAATCGGAGAACGTTCAAAAGCAATTACTTAAGGTACAAGGTGCATTAGCATTTTCTGAAGGCTTAAATACTATTTTAGGCTCAATAGATGGGTTTAAAAACTTAGCATTAGTAATTAAAACTCAGGTTTTACAAGCATTTACTACGTTAAGAGGAGCATTAATTGCTTCAGGAATAGGTGCATTAGCAATTGGATTGGGTTTATTGATTGCAAACTTTGACAAAGTAAGAGATGCGATACTAAAATTAGTGCCAGGTTTAGGAGTTGTAGCTAATGCAATAGGCGATATAGTTACAAAAGTCACTGATTTTGTTGGCATTACATCTGAAGTTGATAGGGGGTTAGAGTTATATGCCAAAAATTCAAAGAATCGTAAAGAGCAATATGAAAGAGAATTAAAAGTTCTTGAATCACAAGGTGCATCTGAAAGGGATTTGTCTAATAAGCGAAAGCAAATAGCATCTGAAGACATCAATGTACTTGAGGCTAAGAAACGTAATGGAGTAAAATTATCTACTGAAGAAACAAAGCAATTAGCCGATTCAAAAAATGAATTAATTGTAATTGAAGGAAATTATAAAAAATCCGTTTTAGCCACACAAAAGAAAGGCGATGATGAGTATTTAAAAAAGCAAGCTGAACGGATTGATAAAGAATTAGCAAATGAATTATCACGAATTACAAGAATAAATGAACTTGCGGAAGCTGGCTTATCTGAAGAAGATAAAAAGATTGTTAAAATTAAGCAACAACTCGAAACCGATTTATCGCTATTTTCTGATAATGAAAGATTAAAAGTATTTTTAACGAAAAAAGCAAATGATGAAATTGACCAAATTAAAAGAGACTCAAGTAAAGTAGAGGTTAAGGAATTAAAAGATGTTAAAAATATATTTGATGTAATTCAAAATAATAAGCCTAAAGTTCTTGCATTAGTAAATAATGCAATGGATAAATCTATAAAAGAAAATTCAAAGTTTGAAATAGAACTTGAAAGAAGAAAACAAGATGAAAAATTAGGTATAGTTAGTAATGCTTTACGTACTGGAATGCAATTAGCTGGAGAGGGAACGGTTGCTGGAAAAGCATTAGGTATTGCAGATGCTACTATTAATACTTATGTCGGAGCATCAAGAGCATTAAAAGATTACCCAGCGCCATTTAACTTTATTGCAGCGGCAGCGACAATCGCACAAGGTTTATTAACTGTAAATTCAATTATTAATACTCCATTACCAAGTATGCCTGGAGTTAGCGATACAAGTGGAGGCGGAGGCGGAGCAAGATTATCGGCAGCGCCAGTACCTCCAAGTTTTACTCCTAACGCTCCGACTTCATTAGACCAAACTTCAATCAATGCAATAGGTAATGTAAACGCACGGGCATACGTTGTCGAGTCAGATATTACGGGAAGTCAAAAAAGAATAAGGAGAATTGAAAACTCTGCAAGAATTTAAAAACAAATAATATGAAATTACCAATTTATCAACTTGAAATTAGTGAAGATTTAAACGATGATGTCGAAGTTGACTTTGTTGCTTTGGTGGATAGGCCAGCAATCGAAAGAGATTTCTTAAAGTTTAAAGAAGACAAGGCTAAATTTGTTATTCAGTCCGAAGATAGAAGAATCGTTTCGGGTGCTTTGATGTTGGCCGATACTCCTATTTATCGCAATGACCAAAATGGCGAGTACTATGTTACCTTTACTAAAGATACGATTGAGAAGATAGCACAAAAGTTTTTTAAGAAAGGTTATCAATCAAACGTAAACTTGATGCACGATGAGGCTTTGGCAGTTGAAGGGGTAACAATGTACGAATCGTTTATTGTAGATTCATCACGGGGAGTTATGGCAATGAAAGGATTTGAGGATGCACCTGAAGGTTCTTGGTTTGGTAGTTTTAAAGTAGAAAACGAATCGGTTTGGAATAAGATTAAATCGGGCGAGTTTAAAGGATTTAGCGTTGAAGGGATATTTAATTACAAGAAAGAAAAGCAACCGATGAGCGTTGAAGAATCGCTATGGTCTGAGATATGTTCGATTTTAGAACAAGTAGATTTTGGTGGTCCTGGTAGCGGAAGAACTCCCGAAAATGGCGGAGATAAAGAATCTAAAGGAGGAGGTAAAGTTGGCAAAGTAGAAATAGTAAAACCTGGAGATGCTCGAATTTCATCATTAAGAGAAGGCGCTCAAGCTTCATCTTCGGAAGTAGATAAAGTAGGAAAAGACTATGCTGAAAAATTAGGTGGTGTTGTAACTCCAATAAATTTAAAATCTGAAGATAGCATTTTAAGAAAAGTAAATAATGAAGTAGGGGGTAAGATAGATGAAATAAAAGATGCAGTTAGAAATACGGTAGTAATTGACTCTAGTAATATAGAATCTGCAAGAAGTTTAATTGCTTCTGATCCAAGATTTAGTGCAGAGAATGGGGGTAGAATAAAAGTTCAACAAGGAGATGAATACTTTGGATATTCGGGAACTATTGCAAATTTTAGAACTGAAAATGGAACAATGGCTGAAATGCAGATTAATACTCCAGCCATGATTTATGCTAAACAAGAAGAATCTGGCGCTCGAAAAGTTTTAGGAGATAAAAAATATAATGAAATTGCAAGTAAAACTGGATTGCCTGGAGGTCAAGGACATAAACTTTATGAAGAAATTAGAGATTTAAACGCAAAGTTCCCAACGGTAGCAAATGCAAAAAAAATTGAAGCGCTTAAATCACAGTCAATTAATTACTATAAAAACTTTTCTTTTTAAATAAAATTTTATATATTGTAGATATGAGTAACTTAATAAATTTAATAGAACGCTTAAATAGCGAGCCAGTTTTTATGCTTTTAGAAAGCGAAGAATTAGCAATTAAAAGTCTTCCACAAAATGCTAATCTTATAGCTAAAAGAAAAGGCGGTGCAGAATACAACTTAGCATTCAACACCGACTTAGCAATCGAGACAATTTATCAAGGTGGGAAAGAGATCAGCGAGGCTGAATATAAAAGTTATTAATCAGTTTTAAAAAGCTTTTTAATTTCTTCAATTAAATCATTGTATTTTTTATCGAGCAAAATCCTAATAAATAATGGGTTTTGCTCTTTGTATTTAGCTAACTTTTTATTGTTGCCATCCTTAATACTTTCTAAAATATTTGAGTATCTATCACATAGTTTTATAAAAATTGCTAAATCATCCAGGGCAATTTTATTAAAATACTTTTCCAAATTAGATTCGTTCTTAGTAAGTAATTTTATTATTAATAAAATCCTTGGATTTAAGGCTCTTAAAATTTCATCTTGGGTACATAGTGTATCTTCAAGGATATCGTGCAAGTAAGCTATACAAATGGCATCTTCTTCCAAATCTTCTGCAATCATATAGCTATATAATTTTACAAATTCTACAACTGAATCTAAGTGATAAGAATATGGATGTGATCCATACTTTTGATTTTTGTGATATAAGAAAGCCAGTTCCCTGGCTCTCATAATTAATTGACTTTCCATATTTTTATTTTTAAGCATACCAACTGCAATAAACTCCACGCTCTTCATTTTCATACTTGTTAATAATTCCGTGGCTACTTTTTAAATAATAACTGGGATTTCCATTACTAACCCAAGCATTGACATTTTTTCTGATTGGTTTTCCGTAGAAACTATTTTTAACTGGAGCAGTTAATCCAGCCATGCTGCTATAACCTTCACTTGGAATCATCTTTCCGTTAATCGGCTGAAGTACCACACTTTTATTTTTTACTTCGATTACTTGGTAGAAGTCAATATTAGTTTGATCATATCCCCAACTATCATACATAACATCCCCAACGCAGTAAGGATTATTTTCAAGCGCTCTTTTTTTCTCTTCTCTTCTTGCTACTTCATGAGCCTTAATTTTTAACCGACGTGCTAAATCTTTGTCAAGCCAAGCCATCATTTGATCAACACTACTGAATCGATAATTGAAGATTGGTTTTGCATAAATGCTTTTACCTCTTAAGTTTCGGCCAAAAGCACTTTTAGTTTCTAAGTTAATCTCAAGACCGACATTAACACTGGCATAATTACTGATTAAATTTTTCATAATGATTGAGTTTAAGTTTATTAATTAATGTGACCGTTTTGTTGAATTTGATTGTTGACAATTAATTGAACAAGCAATGCGAAAATTAAAACTAAATAGATCATTTTTTTAAAGGTTTAAGTTGATAACTGATTACTGAATAAAAGTACGAATAAATTTTAAATAAAAAAACTTTTTTTAATTTTATTTTTATTGGGCTAAATATTAATTAGCCCAACTATTTCATCTTCTGATTTTCCATTATTCAATGCCTCAAAAATAATTTTGAGATTTTCAACGGCATAAAATTTGTGAATAAAAGCAAGACTCTTTTTTTGATTTCCTCGACTTTCAACCATTGCAAAAGCATAGGCATTTGCCATACTTGGCTCAAGCCAGTTTAATAATTTGATCTGACTTTCATTAAGTCCATTACGATCTTGGCGATTTGAATTATAAAAAACATTGTAAGCCGCACCGTAGGCAAGTTCTTTTTTTAGAGCATTCATATTTTTAAAGGTTTAAATAGTAGCGCACTGACTACATATACAAGATACGAATAATTATTAAATAAAAAAACTTTATTTAATTTTATTTTTATAAACGATAAACTTTTTTTATAACTCTATTTATAATCAAACAATAGTAAAACAATTTATGAACGTTTCAGAAGCAATTGAAAAAATTAAAGTTATGTTAGCGGATAATGCCGTTCAACAAACTGAAGAAATTGCACCTGAGCCAGCGACTCAATTGGTATTTGAAACTTACGACCTTAAAGATGGAAGTAAGATTGACTTATCAGCATTAGAGATTGGCGCAGATGCTATGCTTGTTGACGATTCAGGTAACTCAGTTTCTGCTCCCGATGGCGAGTATGAATTAGCTGATGGTACTATGATGACCGTTGTTGGTGGAAAGGTTGAAGGAATTGAAACTCCTCAAGCCGAAGCACCAACTTCAGAAGAAGCTCCTATGGAAATGGAAGTGGATTCTCAATTTGATGAAATGAATGCTACTATCACTTACTTGCAAGCCGAAAATGAGGCATTAAAAAGCAAGTTAGGAGAATTAGAAAGCAAATTTAATCAAGGATTTAGTGAAATGTTAAGCGTATTGGAAGGATTTTCTAAGACTCCAGTAGCCGACCCAATCCAAAATCCAAAAAACAATTTTAGAATCGTTGAGCCTAAGGCTGACAAAATAGAGCGATTCTTGGAAAGAGTTAAAACTTTAAATTAAAAATTTTAAAAAAGAAAAATTATGGCATTTGTTGTAAGTACATTAACGGATTACGCCAAAGAAAACGAAGCATTATTAGTAACATCTTCAGTTCTTGGCTCTAAAACTGCTACTTTGATTAAATCTCAAGGTAACGTATTAGTTGGAGTAAAATCTTCAGAGAAAATTGGTATCATGGATACTGATGCTTTCTTTCAAGATGATAGCGATTGCGGTTTCAACGCATCAGGTACAACTACTTTCACTCAAAGAAGTGTAACGGTTGGTAAAATTAAAGTACAAGAGGCATTATGTCCAAAAGGATTAGAGTCTAAGTATTTGCAAAAAGCATTATCTGCTGGTTCAATGTATGATTCAATCGCATTCGCTGCTGATTATACTTCTAAGAAAGCATCTCGTATTTCTTCTCAATTAGAAACTGCAATTTGGACTGGAGATACTGCTTCGGCAAATGGTAACTTAAATAAGTTTGATGGTTTTGCTAAGTTAGTTGCTGCTGCTTCGGCTTCAGTTGTTCACGCAAACACAACTACTTATTACGGAACTCCTTTGGCTGCTTCTGCTGGTATTACAAGTGGTGTTGTTGTTGCAGTTTTAGACGCAGTTTACAAGGCTATCCCAGCGCAAATCGTTGATAAGGATGACGTTGCAATTTTTGTAGGAAACGATGTATTCCGTACTTACACTATCGCATTAAAAAATTCAAATTTATTTAATTATACTTTTGATGGTCAAGCAACTGGAGAATTAACTTTGCCAGGAACTACAATCAAGGTTATCGCAGTTCAAGGTTTGAACGGAACTTCTAAGATATACGCTGGTCGTATTTCTAACTTGTTCATCGGTACTGACTTATTGAACGAAGAGGAGCAATTTGAATTGTTACACGATCCTTACGCAATGAACATTAAGTTCATGGCAGCGTTTAAGTTCGGTGTGCAGTTTGCATTTCCTGATGAGATGGTTGATTTTATCTTAGCTTAATAATCTTACAAATAAGTTCGGGGAGTATCGCTTGGATGCGACTCCCCTAATTTTAACACTTTAAAGAAAAATAATTATGCCGTGTGCTTTAACTCAAGGATATTCTTTAGATTGTCGTGACTCATTAGGTGGAATAACAGAAGTGTATTTTATCGAAAAAGGAAATATTAGTGCTATAACCGTTGCTTCAGGCTCGGTTTCAGCATTAACTAAAGTAGCTGGTAAAAGATTTTGGAAATACGAATTAGTACCTGGTACTGCTTCATTGACTGAAAACATTAATGCTAATGTCCAAAATGGTACGGTTTTCTATGCTCAAGAACTATCGATAGTATTGAACAAATTACAAGTGTCAACAAGAAATGAAATTCTTTTGTTGGCTCAAAATACGTTGTTATGTGTTGTAAAAGACAATAACGATAACACTTGGTTGTTAGGTCGTGTAAACGGAATTAACATCACTGGTGGGAACGGTGCAACGGGTACTGCTCAAGGAGACCGTTCAGGTTATACTTTAACTTTCTCCGCACAAGAGAAAGAATTAGCCCCAACGGTAGCATCAGGAGTTTATACTGCATTGACTACTCCAGGCGCTTAAAGATAGTCGTTTGGTTGACGGGTAAGGGGGGAGCAGATGCTTCCCCTTTTTTTATATAAGAAATTTTGTTAATGCTATTTATATTTGATGATACATTTAATCAAAGGTCAAGTCAATAAAATAATATTAACATTAAGCGAGAAGGCAACTTTAACATCGCCTAATTAT